GAACTTTTACCCTCGTCTCAAATCCAGTTTTTATCATCTTATACCCTCTTTAGTTCTCCGTTTAAGTAGCTAGAAGTTGTCTTATATCCGACACCGGATATCTGTTCTCCAGATGTAATAGTATCCTTAACCATATTTATCTTGCTATCGGCAACTGAGAAACTTAAATAAAGATCCTTCAGACCGATGACATCATTAGACTCTGGGAATGCCTGAATCTCAATAACATTATTATCCTTTTCAGTTGATGTAATATTCAAGGTATTAATTATAATCTCACCTCTATCATAATCTACTGTTCCCGCCGATTTAATTTCTATAATATATTTGCCTTCAATAGTAGATTCTTTAACAATGGATAAAACACCAGTTCCATTTGTCCCAGGAACATCTGTGAAATAGAATGTTCCTATTCTTCCGGCAAGAGTAAATCCTGTACTCTTAATATTAAAACCGCCACTATTCACATGGAATTTATTTCCAAAACAAATCTCATACTGTGTTGCCTGGTTAATTGATGCTCTTAAATTTCTTCTAATTTTAATTCTAGTAATATTTGATGTGATAGCATTATCAACGTTATCAATCGTTTGGCACAATTTGCTGTATTTAAATCTTCCACCAAACATATTGACATTAGAACGTGCAAAAGTATTCAAAGTGGTGATAATATTTGTCTTCAAATCGTTGACATTTGAAACACCTGCGCTATTATAGTAAACTGCCGTGTCAACTTCAACGTAAAGAACCTTCAGATCAATAATTTGCTGATTGATTCCAGAAACAGAATATTTTTTTAATTTTGAAGTAATGTTGTCCTTATCAAAATCTGAAATATAATCTCCATTTTTTGGTTTAATACTAATCAATACATTTCCAAACTGTGGAGGATCTAATTCTTCACCACCAACAACAGATACAGACTCGGTATTTGGATATATCATTTGAATGATAGATTCATAGTCACGGGTAGTGACTGCTCTATATTGTGAAGAATATAATCTTGGAGCAAAGTATTTAATCGAGTCAACGCTTTCAATTTCTCCACCATTGGAGGAACTGTTTATTGTAGAAACTGATATTGTTTTTACACTGGGTATATTGCCCAATGAATTTGTCAGTCTTCCAGAGAATGAGAAATCTGATGCGCCATTGCCTTCAATTCCATCAGTGACAATATACGTAACTGTTATTACTGCTCCATTTTCCAACTTTTTACCGAAATATCCATCACCAAAGAATAATTCATACTTCTCATCCTGAACTTCTTGAATCAAGTAAATTTCAGAAGAAGAATTTAAGTTTAATATATTATCAACAAGTTTATATTGTCTTCCTAGTCCAGAATCATTGATTCCCTTTACATAAACAGATATTGTTGAGGTGTCGATGAATGAATTATTGAGAATAAATCTTTGATCTAGTGATCCATCAACGACGAAAGAATTTCTTACGAAGGATCCTTGATAGATATCGATGCTCGAAAATATTGCTTTTTTAGAATTTACCGTTGTTGTAATATTTTCTGGGACTGAGAAGACATAGTTGCTGTCAGATACCGATCCTACACACGCTAAACCCGCTTCTAAGGTCAATGTTGAGGCATCTTCATTCAGTTCTACGTCTAAATCTATAGTTGCCTTAGAGGCGCTTCTAGAGCGTGGTACATATCCTATATTTCTTGCCAATGAAACGACATTTTCTCTCAATGTTGCCGAATCCAAGAAGGATTCATTGACAATCATATTCGAGTTAAATGCCGTAATATAGGTATTATACGCTAAAGTGTCGATTAAGACAGAAAAATTAGACCCCTCAAAGTCAAAATCCGTGAAATTTGAGTTTGCACGGAGATAATCCTTGATAGAGGTCTTTATCTGGTCAAAATCGAGGTTTGTATATTTGGTAAAAGGCATTGTTTATCTGGTTGCCTCTAGTAAAAACGTAAATTCTTGAGCAGGAAAGTCTTGACCGATAATATCAAAGAAAATTGTGACCTCAAAAGTGTTATCATCGGGTTGAGGATTGACATCAACACGGATATTTGTCACTCTTGGTTCAAAATTCTCAATAGTAGTCACTATTTGTGACTCAATTTCGGATGCAGTACCAAAATCAACGAATTCAAAGAGACTTGATCGAACATCAGACCCCAAAAGAGGGTTAAAATAACGCTCTGTTGGGATTGTTTCGACCAAATTCCTTACTGAACGACGAATTGCATTCTCATTTTTAAGAATTGGAAGGTCTTTTGTCACAGGGTGTGGGTCAAAAGACAGACTTATGTCCTTAAATGCTCTTGATATCCTTGTGACTGCCATTGGTCAAGAAGTTTTCTTGACTTTATTTATGTTCAAATCCAAGGATTACCATAATTTGGCTCAGTTCCATACTCCCAATCATCATAATCATTGTCATTACGAATTTTTTCGTGTAATTCAGTCTGTTTTTTAAGATCATGACGAGGTGCAGTATCGTGCATCACCTCTGTCAGAACTCTTTTTTGGTCATTATGTTGCATTGATCCATAATCTGAGATGAGTTTAGTGGTTCCCCACATCTCTCTCATATATTCAGTGTTTCTATCGACAGGTGATTGTCCCATTTTAGCTCCTGATTTGCATGAAATCAGAACTTTTAGAGGGGTTGCTATCCCTTAAGACTATTTATTTCCATTAAAAAAGACCCCGTAGGGTCTTAATATTAACCTTTACCTTGCCCGCGATACTTCTTCTTAGCTTTATTGCGAGAAGACGCTGCATACTTTGTATTCATCCCTGTTCCCTGACGAGTTTTCTTAGGAGCACCCTCCACATAACCGCCACCTTTACGCATAGCCATAATTAATCCTCCGAGGTAATTTCAGTGTATAAGTCTTCAGGACTTGGAGAACCTGTCTGATAGTATTCAATCGACAGGTCCTCCATGATATCGAAATATTCGCCCTGTGTCAAGTTCGTGTAAATCTTACTCCCATTACGGTATATATTGTAAGATTCTCTGTTAGCCATTTCAAATAACTCTTGTCTTTTCGTGACCGACTCTGATGCGTGGATCGCACCAAATTTCAAAGCCTGCTTCCTTTGCATCTAAACAGAAACTTACATCCTCTCCGCACATATCTTGAACCTGACCAGATTCAAAAACTTGCATCTTAGGAGCAAACCATGGATACTTCATCTCTGGATGCTCAAAAACTCCTCTCTTGATCATTAACCATCCAAATCCTGCATAATCAACAGTAAATGGTTTCCGACGCTTCTGAATCGTTTCAAGTGTTTCATGATTCATAACTCCACCATTATTCTTGAAGTCATCCTCATCCATCCAATGAGCAACTGATGTCGTATGCCCGTCTTCAGTGCAATACCATCCACTCACAATATCTTTATCCATCAATACCAATTGATAGAATTTTTCAGTATTGAATACAATATCACTATCAATCCATAATTGATAATCATAATTCAATTTGCCATCCCAAGGAAGTTGATCAGGTCCACGCAAAACATTCGCACCTAAACATTTGCATCTTGCAAAGTTTACCATCGATGAATAATCCTGCGAAATCTGAATCGACCCTCCTGCTTGAACAATGTCAAAACATAATTGAACAAAATTCTTCAAATACGTATAGGATACTCCGCGACCTGGAAGACAAAATACAATCGACTTCCCACGAATCATTTCCCTCGCTTTGTCATAATCCCATTCTTCATTGTTCGTTGATGGGGCAGGGGCTTTCGCTTTTACTGTAAATCCTTTAGCCATAAGAAAGTAACGTTACATCAGTAATCATACAACACTATGTAGAAGGTGTCAATCGATCATTCCTCACGGACTTCAGTAATGACAATACAGTCTCCTTCTACTTCCATGTTTACTACAGTGCCCTCATACCACCCATACTCACTTAGAATCCACTCAGGAATCGTTACATAATACTCCCCAGTTATTGGATCGACCTCTACAGTCGTAAAATTTTTGTCCGGATTTTTTTGCATCGAAGGTATTTGTGTTTCCATTTTTGTTTTATATAGAAAAACTGTGAGTTAGACTTTGAATCTTATAAAGAGCTCGTGATCGTAACACTTTATAGATTAGGGTAGTTATGGGGTTTTATATACGGGGGGGCAAACCGCCTAACGCGCCCCGCCGACGCGCCCCCACAACGGGGGGCACTGCCGATCCACTAACACACAGGGCAGGGGGAGGGTGTCCCCCCACTCCTATCAGGCGGCAGCGAAGAACTCAGGGAAGTCCTTAGCGATGCGGCGGACCTGGTTATCGGTCTCCCACTGGACCATGTCGGGGCGGGAAGCGTCCAACACTTGGAAGCGGCAGACCTTCTGGTCCACACTATCGGCAGAGTGACCCGACAGGGGGAAACGGTTGAGGAAGGCGGCGACGATGGTTTGACGGTCACCACCACAGGCAACGTAGGTTTGAGCGATGAACTCAACCTGTTCGTCGGTGTAGGGGGTGCGGGTCTTAGACATGGCAACGGCAGCGTCCACGATACGGGCGGCGACCTTCTTACCGTAGTTGAAGAGGCGGCGCTCTTCACGTTCCAGGTTCGTCAGACCGAAACCAGCAACGTAGTTAGCGTTCTCCTCATAGAACTCCAGAGCGATGGAGTCAGCAGCGGAGAGGGAGGTCAGAGCGGTCATGATGTCGTTAGGAGTGTGGGAGGTGCGTTTCCCTCCCGATGTAAGTAATATAAGGCATTGGAGGGGGCAGGTCAATAGCCCCGGTCCAGTGCGTCAGGTGTCACAGGTCTGCCAGCATCTCATCCAGGGCAGCAGTGTCGATCGTGCCGTCCATCCAGCGGGCACCGTCAGGGGTCATCTGTCCCCACATCATCTCCAGGCGGGGGATGAGGCGATCATAGGAGTCGTAACGCTGGGCGACCTTGTAGGTCGTTTCATCATTCTGAATCCACAGGGCGACGTTCCAGGTTGCCCAGTTTGCCCATCCGTTGTAGGTTTCGGTTTCGGTGATCATGGAGGTGAGTGCTTGCATTGGTCGTTTGTGGTTGTGAGAGTATTGTAGCGGATCGGAGGGGTCAGGATGCTAGGCAGTGACGGTTCACCCACTGTCCCTTAGAGGTGTCACCACTGAACCAGAGCATCTTCAGGATGGCACGACGCGACACACCAGTGTGGCGGTATTCGGTCAGGGGGGTGCCGAACCAACGGACCCGTGCAGTCCCCGTGATAGGGTTCAGGCGCAGAGTCCAGACTGAGCGGGAGTCGTTGCAGTTGATGGGGTAGCGCATCGGGGTCCGTTGTTGTTGAGAGTATTCTACAGGGTCACCGCGCTCAGTCGCGGTCGGAGATGTGCCAGCGTCCCCACTGTCCCTGAGGGCGGGTTGCTTCCCACTTAGCGAACCATGCCTGAGGGTCAGCAGCGGCAGCATCGCGGATTGCCTGGCGGCGACGGTTCTCAGCGATCACCTGCTGAGTGTAGTCTGCCATGATGGCGTTGAGGTCGGGTGTTTTGTTCATGCTGTCATTATAGGCACGGGGTCGGACGGTTTCGGGGGATGAGTGGACAGTCTGAAAGGTGGCACACTGTGACTGGTTTGGGGTCTGCTGGGATCTACAATACGGTCACAAGCGAAGGAGGGGCAGGGTCGCCCTTATGACGAAAACGGTCGCCACTCCTCCTGCCATAAAAT